TGCATTTCGAGACGAAACAAAACAATCTTTATTTAATCTAACTAAGATATACGAGCAAATAGATTATATTGAAGAAATAAAATATACCGGCCTTATTACGCAAGGCAATTTTCAATGGCAGGGCGGCATTAAAGATTCATTAGTTGAATTTGCGCCTAATAACAATGGAAGATTTTTTATTTCATGGGTTCCCCCTCATAATATGCAAAATAGATCTATAGCTAAAGGTAATTTAAGATACCCGGCTAATGAACACTGTGGTGCATTTGGATGTGACAGTTATGATATATCAGGTACAGTTGATGGCAGAGGATCTAAAGGCTCGTTGCATGGATTAACAAAATTTACTATGGAGGATCTGCCTCCTAATCATTTCTTTTTAGAATACATATCGCGGCCTGATAATGCTGAAATATTTTTTGAAGATGTACTAATGGCTTTAGTATTTTACGGAATGCCAATACTCGCAGAAAATAATAAACCTAGATTATTATATTATTTAAAAAGAAGAGGGTATAGAGGATACTCTATGAATAGACCAGATAAAGTTTATAATAAATTATCAATAACAGAAAGAGAAATAGGCGGAGTGCCTAACTCTAGTGAAGATATGAAGCAAGCTCACGCAGCGGCTATAGAATCCTATATTGATTCTCACGTAGGGTTTAACGGGGAGACACACGGAGACTTATATTTTACAAGAACATTAAATGATTGGTCAAAATTTAATCTTAACAACAGAACAAAGCATGATGCTTCTATAAGTTCTGGTCTTGCTATAATGGCTTGTAATAAAAATAAATATGCACCAGTAGCAAAAAAAGTTTTTCAGCCTGTTAATTTGGGTATAAAAAGATATAACAACGATGGATTTACATCAAAAATAATTTAAATAGATGGTTAACACAAATTATAACAGTTCATTTCCAGATCAGGTAGTACCTGATTCAGTAAAGAATAGTTATGACTATGGGCTACAAGTTGCTCAAGCTATAGAAAATGAGTGGTTTCGGCAAGATATTGGGGGCGAAAGGTATTTACAGAACTTTCAGAATTATCATAGATTAAGACTATACGCTAGGGGTGAGCAGCCAATACAAAAATATAAAGATGAATTATCTATTAATGGTGATTTATCTTATTTAAATTTAGATTGGAAAATTGTACCAGTAATACCTAAGTTTGTAGACATTGTAGTTAATGGTATGACTGATAAAGGTTATGAAATAAAATCATTTGCTACCGACCCGTTCGCGCTTAAAGAAAGAACTGATTTTGCTTTTAACGCGATGCGGGATATAATTAATAAAGAATATATTGAGCAAATGAACGCGGCTACGGGGCAAAATTTTTACGCTTCTGCTCAGCCTGATAAATTGCCTGCTTCTCGAGATGAATTAGATCTTTACTTGCAATTAAATTACAAGCAAAGTGTTGAAATAGCCGAAGAAGAAATAATTAAAAATGTTTTTTCTTTTAATAAATATGATGATATACAAAGACGCATAGCTTACGATTTAGCTGTATTAGGAATTGGCGTATCTAAAACTAGCTTTAATTTTTCAGAAGGTATTACAGTTGATTACGTGGATCCAGCTTCGGTAGTATACTCTTATACGGAAGACCCTAACTTTGAAGACATATATTACGTGGGCGAAGTAAAAAATTTAAGTCTTTCAGAAGTAAAAAGATTATATCCTCAGCTCACGGATGATGATCTTAAAGAAATACAAAAATACAAAGGCCCCACTAACTATAGTAATTATGTAAGAAATTATGGAGGGCAAAATGATGATAACTTAGTTTCAATATTGTTTTTTGAATATAAAACGTATACAAATCAAGTATTCAAATTAAAAAATACTGATCAGGGGTTAGAAAAAATATTAGAAAAAGATGATACTTTTGATCCGCCAGAAAATGATAACTTTAGTAAAGTATCTAGAAGTATAGAGGTATTATATACAGGGGCAAAAGTTATGGGTATGAGTAAAATTATAGATTGGAAAATGGCGGAAAATATGACTCGACCCAATTCCGATGTTACTAAAGTAAACATGAATTACTCTATATGCGCACCTAGAATGTACAAAGGGCGCATAGATTCTATTGTAAGTAGAATTACAAGCTTCGCCGATATGATTCAACTAACCCATTTAAAATTACAGCAGGTATTATCAAGGGTTGTTCCGGATGGAGTTTATTTAGATATGGATGGTCTTGCCGAAGTTGATTTAGGTAATGGCACAAATTACAATCCAGCTGAAGCGTTAAATATGTATTTTCAAACAGGTAGCATTGTTGGAAGATCTTTAACTCAAGATGGTGATTTAAATAGAGGCAAAGTACCCATTCAGGAATTACAGTCATCAAGTGGTATGGCTAAAATACAATCTTTGATATCTACTTATCAATATTATTTACAAATGATAAGGGATGTTACAGGATTAAACGAAGCGGTTGATGGCAGTACACCAGACAAAAATGCATTGGTTGGGTTACAAAAAATGGCTGCCGCTAATTCTAATGTAGCTACAAGACATATATTAAAAGCTTTAATGTACATAACTATTAAAATAGCTGAGAATGTAAGCTTGCGGGCTAATGACGCATTACAATTTCCATTAACAAAAGACGCGTTGCTTAATAGCATTAACACATTTAATGTTAATACACTTGAAGAAATGGAAAAGGTAGCTATGCATGATTTTGGCATATTTTTAGAATTAGAGCCCGATGAAGAAGAAAAAGCCAAGCTTGAGCAAAATATACAAGTCGCTTTACAGTCTGGCGGGATAGATTTAGATGACGCTATTGATGTTAGACAAATATCAAATTTAAAATTAGCCAATCAATTATTAAAACTTAAAAGAAAAGAAAAAGGAGCACGAGATCAACAAGCCGCTCAGGCTAATATTCAAGCTCAAGCGCAGGCTAATGCACAGGCTTCTGAAGCAGCGGCGCTGGCTGAAGTACAAAAGCAACAAGCCTTAGCCGAAACAAAAGTGCAGATTGAAAAAGCTAAATCAGATTTTGAAATTGCTAGAATGGAACAAGAGGCATTAATTAAGAAACAATTAATGGCAGAAGAATTTAGTTATAATATGCAACTAGCTCAAATACAAGCATCTGCAACAACAAAAAAAGAACAAGAAATAGAAGATAGAAAAGATAAGCGTGTAAAAATACAAGGTACACAACAATCTGAACTTATTGATCAAAGAAAAAATGATTTATTACCTAAAGATTTTGAATCGGCGGGTAACGATAATCTAAGTGGCTTTGGCTTAGAGCAATTTGAGCCGAGGTAAATTTTATTAATTAATTTTATATTATCATATTATGTCAACAGAAGTAAAACAAGAAGGGGATTTTAAAATTAAAAAAAGAACTCCTAAAAAATTAGTAGGAAAAGAAGATATTATTAAAGTAGATCTTTCTAAACCGGCTGTAGAACTTAAAAAAGAAGAAGATGCCATTCAAAAGCAAAGCGCAGATGAAGTACCTGTACGCAACGAATCCGAAACTAGCGAAGGAATTCGAGAAGGAAACGAGCAGCCAACAGATGAAAAATCTACCAGACAAGATAATAGCAATGCTAGCGAAGCAGAAGTAGACTCTCCTATTCAAGTTATTGAAGATGAAGAAGATAATTCTGAAGAGGCAGGAGTGGATAGAAGCAATGAAGCTTCCGCTACCGTATCGGAACAAAAAGAAGTATTATCGGAAACAAAAGCACAAGAGCTTCCCGAGGGAGTAGATAAACTTATAAAGTTTATGGAAGAAACGGGTGGTACCGTTGAAGACTATGCTAGGCTTAATGCGGACTACTCTAATGTAGATAATAACACGTTGTTAAGAGAATATTATAAAACAAGTAAACCTCATTTAGATTCGGAGGATGTAAATCTACTATTGGAAGATTTTACATGGGATGAAGAGATAGACGAGGATAGAGATATACGTAAAAAGAAAATTGCGTATAAAGAAGAAGTTGCAAAAGCTAAAAACTTTTTAGAGCAGACCAAGAGTAAGTATTACGAGGAAATAAAATTAAGACCTGGTGTTACTCAAGAGCAACAAAAAGCTACAGACTTTTTCAACCGATATACTGAAGAGCAGAAGCGTAATGAAACTGTTCGTGAAGGATTTATAAATACTACTAAAGATTATTTTTCTAATGATTTCAAAGGTTTTGATTTTAAATTAGGAGATAAAAAAGTTAGATATGGTATTAAAGACCCTGAATCAACCGCTGATAATCAAAAAGATCTTACAGATTTTGTTGGGACGTTCCTTGGCAAAGATGGTCAAATGAAAGATCCGGCTGGTTATCATAAAGCAATTTACGCTGCGCGAAATGCCGATACCATGGCAACACATTTCTATGAGCAAGGCCGTGCCGATGCTATTAAAGAACAAGTTGCTAAAACCAAAAACATAACTACGGAACCAAGGCAAACTGCCCCGGGGGATGTATTTGTTAATGGTTTAAAAATAAAAGCTGTTAGCGGTTTAGATTCTTCAAAACTTAAAATTAGAACAAAAAAATTTAACACTTAAAATTTAAAAAATGAGTAATGTATCACCCGAATTTGGGTCAATTAAACCTAGTCAGAAGCAACAAGCTCTGTCTACAAATTATCTGCAATTTACAGATAAAGCTGGCGATGATTTTTCAGATTTCGCAGCACAATATCTTCCTGAGATCTACGAACAAGAAGTAGAGCGATACGGAAACCGAACTCTTTCTGGATTCTTACGTATGGTAGGAGCAGAAATGCCTATGACTTCAGATCAAGTAATTTGGTCAGAACAAAATAGATTGCATATTGCATATGATGGCGTTACTAAAGCCAGTAATGCAACTTTAACCTTTGTACTTAATGCTACTGCAGGACCTACCTTTGTTGCTAATACAATTTCTAAAAACCAAACCATTGTAGTAATGGATCCCACTACAGGTAAGGAAGTAAAAGCTTTAGTTACCAATAGTGTTGACACTACTGCTATTTTGGCTACAATCACTGTTGCTACTTATACAGGGGCTAATCTTGACGCTACATTTGGGGCTGCCGCAATTGCTACTCTTAAAATATTTGTATATGGTTCTGAATATAGAAAAGGAACTGGCGATGCCGATATTAAAAGCGTAACCCCATCCTTCACTCAATTTAACAACGCACCAATTATTATTAAAGAAAAATATGTGGTCAATGGATCAGATATGGCTCAGATTGGTTGGGTTGAAGTTGCTACTGAAGATGGAACATCTGGATACCTATGGTACCTAAAAGCTGAATCTGAAACTCGCTTGAGATTTGAAGATTACCTTGAAATGGCTATGGTTGAAGGTGAAAAAGCTGCTGCAGGTTCTGGAGTAGCCGGAATTGCTCCAGCTCTTAATGGTACTGAAGGTCTCTTTGCTGCTATTAATGCTAGAGGCAATGTACTAAACAATTTTAGTGCTGCCGCAGGTCTTGGTGAATTTGACAGTATTCTTAAAAATCTAGATACTCAAGGAGCTATTGAAGAGAACATGCTTTTCTTAAATAGAAAAACTTCTTTGGATTTTGACGATATGCTGGCTAACCTTTCTTCTGGAATGGGTGGCGGTACTGCTTTTGG